CAACGAGCTCGCTCGTTGGTTTGCGGTGGTCGACGCGAAGTGTTGTGATTGTGATGAGCCCGGTTTGAGAGAACTCGAGTTCACAGAAAAAGACGTTAAATTATGGCGGGATAGGAAGAACCCTATGCACCGTGCAAAGACATCGAGATTTATGAAAGACTCCTTCGGGCCGAAGTGGGGTAAGATTTTGTCTCATTTCGCCGGCTTCTTGCCAAGCGGAGTGTTCGTCCGTATTCGCCAAATCCTTCTTAGATTTACCGCTTGTTGTGAGACTTGTTGGATTAAAAATTTGAAGGCTCTTTCGGCTCGTGCAATTAAGATGAACATCCTGCAAGGACACGGAGTCTGGAGTTATATGGCCGACCTTAAGGTTTTGGGTGGTTATGATTGTGCCCCTAACAGGGCTGACGTGTTCGAAGAAATGAAAGACAAGATACTAGACCAGGATGGTAGGAAGCTCTTGTGGACTAAACGAATGGAGGATAAGTTGGACGCCGCTGTGAAGGATATTAATTTCAGAGCACCCGGTGATCAGATAACATTCGGGCAGTTTATGGAGTTCAGGGATGCATGGGGCTTAGCGGGTGCGAGTACAGAAGGTACTCCCGTTAAGATAGCTATGTGCCGACCTGGTGTTAAGTTGGAGAAAGCGGGGCCTACTGACGGGCAAGATTGGAAAAGAACCTCATTGAGGGGCAAGTTTGTTAACAGCTTGGCCTCTTCAGAGGAGGAGTTGGTTCTATCTGCCTTGACTGAACATCCTATGCTTCTCTATCCTTTCAGGAAGGAGGATGAGCCCGCCCGGACGAGGGGCGTGATTTCTACAGACTCGAGGTCCTACAGGAGGTGTGCTTATGTCGACAAGATCTTGGTTGCTGATTACAATGGAAAGAAGTTGTGGACAACTCTCGGGTTATCGCCGTCGCGAAAAGCCGAATCTAGACGATCTCTGCACGCTCTGAACTCTCGTAAAGACATTTTTGCGGTTTCGCTGGATCAAAGTGAATTCGACATGTCTCAGACGAAGAAGGCGGTACGTTATGCGATAGGGGCAGTTTTCAATGCTGCAATTTTTGCGGCTCGTGACGACCTGAAAGCACAACTCAGAACTATGAGGGATGTGGAACTTTCGGCTTTTGATGATGCGATAGTAATATTCAGAACACCTAACGGCGAACTGAGGATCGAGTGGAAAAGGGGAGTACCGAGCGGGCATGCTTGGACGGCTCTGATAGACACTCTGATAAACAGGGCCGAGGCTGAGACAGTAGCAGAAGATCTCGGGGTGGAGATTTTGGATGCCAGGTATCAGGGAGATGACGCCGTGTTGTTCACTAGGACGCCGACGACGGGGGAGGATTGGGCAGTGGGATATGCCAGGTACGGCTTGCTGGTAAACGGCGAGAAGACATGGGTCTCGAACCTGCGCTATGACTATCTCCACGAGATAAACGGTCCTGAGGGGGCCTGGGGGTTCCCGTCTCGTATGTGCAAGACATTGCTCTGGAAGAAGCCGGAGTTGGGGGGGTCAGGGTTCAAGCCTGCGCATGCGCGCGACAGTGAATACTTTACGGCCCTTCTTAAAGTGCATCGTCGCGGTATGGCCAATTGCAGAGAGGTGGCAGACCACTTGCTTTATAGGCGCCTGCTCCCTTGGACAAAAGGTAAGTCGAAATCGGACAGAGAAGGTAAAGCAGGACGGAGAGCGAGCGAGATAACGAATACCCCCTTGGCACTTGGAGGATTGGGATTCTCAAGTACAGGAAGGATGGCACTGACCATAGTAGTGTCTGGCGTGGCTGAGGCCGCATCGAGAATTCGTGTACTCAGCGATTTGCATGACGACAGCCCGGAGTGGAGGGCATGTTTGCGTCAGCGTTTTTCCAACTCCTTTCCGATGCCTGGAATCAAAACAGCTTACTATCACACGCGTGTGAGTTCTCTCGACAGGAGGGAAGTATTCATGCGTCCGCCGATGAAGGGCTACGGTTTGAGGGCCTATCTTCAGTGGACGCCTCAGGATTACTCCACTGTACCTGATGCTTGGGCGCGCAAAGTACGATTGGAAGCTGCTCTCTACGACAGACAGATCATTATCACAAAGGATATGCTACCCGACAGGCGGGTGGCAGAGTCCGCTCTTGGCGCCGACCGGGCTGCCAGGATGCTGCACAGGGAGCAGAGTCTACAGTTGGACCTTAGTACTGAGACCTCATCCAGCGAGCCATACGCAGCCATTTCGAATTCGGCGAAATCGATGTGGGATATGGCTCTAATTATAAAGCTTAGGTCAAAGCTGTTCCATCTCGGGACGGCCGCCCGTAAGATAGCCCAGTGGGCCCTCTTCACGAGTTCGCGCTTTACGCGGACGATCCGAGTCGCAGTGTAAGGACTGCGCAAGAAACAACAAGACCATGCAGAGCACGCACTCTGTATGGCGCATTCAGTGTGGGAGTAACAACAACCACGTTCGTAGCGGTACCAACCAATTTGCAGGCACGTTACACAGTAAAGAAAG